CTCAGTGACCACTTGATCCTTATAATGCAATAGTGCCTGTATATGGAGCAGCTCGCCTATTTTTTTATTGGCGGCCTTAATTTCTGTTTCAAATCTCTCTATTTTGTGAATTATCATTATTTATCTCCTTTTATTAATAATACGCCTTGTTTTTATTTTTTGCAACTAATTAATTGATTTCGTTGGATTTATGTATCATAATGGGATATGTGGGCCATTTATTTCACACAGACCGGACCATAATAAGGTAGAGAGTAACAAGAACACACATAGGGACCATTAAAAATAGCGGGCGTATGCCGAGAGTCGATAGGGCGCAGGATCAATTACAAAGAAATGCGTACTCAGGAAGGGAAGATCAGAACCCCTGGGTGGAAGGCCAAATGTGTTAGTATGAAGATAGCAGGTACTGGAAACTTTAAATAAAGGTACTCACGACAATCACCTCAAAAGGGTGGGACTGAAGCACATCTAAAGAGGGGCTGTTTATAAGCCGGCTATAGGTAGACTTTGTTGCGTCTTGTTCATGTTAGTATTAACAATAGCTTACAACATATTAACTACCATTAATGATCAATTAAATAGTACTTACATCCCTAAGTCATTGATATTACGTATATCTGACTGACTCTGAATAATCGCCTAATTAGAAGCCGGCTTATCATATATAGTGTGTTGCAACTTTTCATATATAGAGAGGGTAGCAGATGTATAGTATATATCTAAAGGGTAGTCCACTGTCTCATTATGAGACTTTTCATAAATCTACACGAATTGAATTAAGTGTTATTTAGGCTATTATACGCCCTTGAATGCAATATACATGCCAATATACCTATAAGTAGACCTTATATATGCAAGATCTATACCATATTACTGATAGTCTACAACTATATTGTATTATTATGACATAAGTTATTATTATACTGTTTTATAGTGGGATTACGGTACGGCCGTGTGGTGTGGGGGGTGTGTTAAAGTGGTGCCTATTGATGCGTAATGGAAAATATAAAAAGTAACGGTATATTCGATGTGACGGCGAGTGTGATGGTGCCCTAATAAGGCCGAGTTTGGCCCCTAAGGAGCAGAGCGACTGGCTTCACATGGTCGGCTTAGTATTGTATAGGCGGCTTGTAGGGCATGTGAGAGGTCTTTTAGCGTTTATGTGGGAATGGTGACGAAAAATGGCCCCTAAGTGGTTAACAATAGGAGCCTGTTTGTTATAAGTAGTTGTAATCATTAGTGAATGTTATTCTAAGGTATTAGGAGCTTAACGAAGTCATATACTTCATCATAGTCAGAACACACTGCATCAAATTCTTCCTTTGATTTATATGTTGAGCTAGTTACTTTATAGCGGCCGACATAATTAGTATACAACACTTGATAGTGTTGTTCTTCAAAAATCTCCATTGTGTTGTCTAATATATCTATAATTAGACATACGCCCTCTTCATCATATAGCATATCATCTTTAAGATATACATAATTTTCAACATTCCAAAAATCTGATCTTAATTTCTTTCCGGCCAATAAAGCCTCAAAGATTTCCTTATGTGTCATATTAATCCTCCTTATCTAAAATTACAAATAAAATAAAAATTATCGCAAAAAATATAATCAATCATCGCTTTTCTGCAATATGGGTAAAGGCCCCAGTGTTAAAATAGACTCGGTGACCAGACTTATACTTATATTCAAATATAGTTTCTTCAAAGAATGTTGTAGCTTCCTCTGAAGTGAGTTCTAACTCTAGTGAATCTTCGGGGTTGAGTCCCATAAATAATAAATAAGTGCGCTTTAATTCTGTTGTTTCCACTATATTCTCCTTTAATATATAAAAAATTGTCCGTCTTTCCGGACTGTCAGACCAAGCCCCGGTTATAACGGGATGAGTCAAATGGGTGTGGCCAAACTAATGACCTGCCATTCTAAGTCGAGCTGGGCGCAACTCCAGCAATCGTGTTTACTATTGGGGTACTATAACCTTTCGGGACCAATCAATACATTCAACACACTCTATTATCTTTCGCGACCGTCTAAGCTCCCGGTCTACCGACTACCTACACCTTACACTATGTTGCAACATATGTCAAGTGTATTAATTTGGACCACTCCTTATTATTTACTTGTGACGTTTATTGGTCGATGTTATTATTAGTTAACAAGGCGGTAATATGAATATTTATAGAACAAAGAAATTATATTATAATGCAATATACAATAAACTGATTGTTGTAAGAGATCTAAAAGACGGTAGATTCGAAATAGAAGACATGTATACTATAATGGTATTTGGTATCCATCCTAGATTATTGGGATATAAAAGGCTAGGTAAATTATGAGATACGGCAAGATAATAAGTTACAACAAAATAGATGGTCGCGGTTTTATAGTGGACTCTACATACAGGACTAAATCATATAGGTTCGTGCAGAAAGGATATGAAGCGGGACAGATTGCTATATATGAAATAATCGAAATGAATCCGATTACGAGTTATAAAGAGGTCGAATTAATAGCCCCAAAATTGTGGAAAGGAATTAAAAATGTCTAAGGAATGGAAGGGGACACATGATGGCCCAATATATAAAATAATAGATCGTAATACTGGAATTATTTATAACTCACCTCAAGTTGCATCTCGTGCTTTAAAAATAAATTATGTTAGATTACTGGGTATAATTAGGGGTAGAATAAAAAATAGTAAAATAAAGCTTGACTTGTTATAAATCACATGTTAGCATAATTAGTATAATTGATAGTAAGTTTTAGCGAACAAACTTGTGAGCCTTTAACGATAGTCCCACCAAGGGTATAGGAGTTTAAAATGTTAATGATGTGTTTAATAAATATAATTGTTTGCAACATGGATGGTAAAGTATGTGATGAACAAACTAGACAATACCCCGCGAACTGTAAGGTGATATCTGAATCTGACTTACAGTACGAAGTAAGTTGTAACAAGTACATTAAGTTTAAATATAAACTAGCAGATAATAGATTGAACTTTATTAATCGTTGGGTTGATAAGGGATTGTGTGATCATAGATTACTGGAGAATGGGTCGAAATGAATAAATTCCTACTAATAACAATAGTTATTTTATTATTCGGACTATATGTTCAATCTTATATGTTAATTAATTCTTATCATGCGATTGATTTATTATTTAGAAACTGTATGTAAGAACCGCAGACATAGTTTTACTTTGAATCTGAACTCCGCCATATAAACCAAATATGATCTTTCTTTGAATTGATCCACCTATAGATCCGTCAATACCATATGATCCACTGATGAGCCATTGAGGAGAAACTGGAATGCTTTTCTTCTCAGTCTCTTTTTCTTTTGATCGACTAACTGTGTCAATCTTTTCGTTAGTAGTAGTTATAATTACTGATCCGTCTGGCCTCTTTTCATTTCGGGTGATAGTCCTGACTTCGGTGTTCATTATTTCTACAATTTTAATTTTTTCTTTAAATTCAACTCTCTTAGGTCCGAAGAAGTATTGTAGTCCGGAGCATACAATTAGTAATGCAATAACTATGCCACACAACTTAAACTTATTCATCTGGTTCTCCTAGAGTTCTCTTCTTTACTTTTTTTCTTATGACAAACTTTACATAAAGTCTGATAGCCGTCTTGATTTAAAAAGAGGCGATCAATAAAAGTATTATAATCAATAAAACCAAATTTAGGATCAACGACTGGATCAATATGATCCATATGTGTTTCTTTAGCGTCAAAAAGTTCTTCACAATGTGCGCATTTATATTTTGCAACATATTTATCATTCCCGTTTTTAAATTTACCGACGCAAACATCTACTCGGCTGTCTTTTCGGGCCTTGCGTTTAGGGTCCCATTGGCGTGCAAGTAGTCGCAATGATGCAACAATCTTAGCGCGTTTATCTTTTTCATTCACCCTTTGGGCTCTAAAGTCAAAGTATATTCTTTTTCAAACAAGTATAAAGTTAAATATTTGTCCCTAAAATATTGACCACTTTTTAATTTAAACATTCTTTCATTATTTTTTCTTGAAAAACAAACAAGATTTGTTTTAATAAATTCTATATTAAATAAAATTTTTCTCATAATCCAAGCTTCTCCTTAGCACCTTTAATAGTCTCTTCAATCTTTTTCGACTTGCCCCAATCATGAACAGTCTTAATTATATGTTCTCCAATGTTAGTTGCCATAAATGCAGCTATAACTACAGACATTTGTTTCATCCAATCAGTGCCGGGGACATATCCCATTACAAGCAAAACTGTTGCAACTATTATAAATATTAAAGTCATTGACCATTTTCTAAAACCACTCAGTCCATTTAAAAATTTCTTCATATTATACCTTATAGGGTATAAATACCCGTTTTATCTATATTTTATACCCGTTCGGGTAAATTATACTATATCTAATTCTGAATCTTGTTTAAATACTAAATTAGCTCTAACTATTTCCATTTTAAGATTGGGACAGGTCTTTCCTGAATATAATTCATAGTGGCCAAGAACACTTTCAACATCAATATCATACTGATACATTAAACTATGACTCAAAATATATAATGATTGCAATTGCTTAGTTGTAAACTTATTAGTTCCGATAAGACATATACCAAGGCTTCCTCGATTATGTCCTTTTACATGGGCACCCGTTTTACTATCTGGGCGGCCTCTTTGTACCGTTCCATTACGTTTAATAACATAATGATATCCAACGCCTGACCAGCCACGCTCTTTATGCCAGCGATCTATGTCTTTAACATCAAAGTCCAATGAATCGGGACTTGCTGAACAATGTATTACAATGGTTTTAATCTTTCTCATATACTATTATGGTCATATTTGTAAAACTTTTATACATTTGACTAAAACTTTTACATTCTCGACCATAATAAGTAGGAGAGTTTTTTATTTAACCCATTGTATGGAGTAAATTATCGCACCTAAAGCATCTAAACACCTATTATATCTAAGAGAAGTGGACATTCAAGAAATGTTGACTGGTGGTGCTACGCGTAAACATATATGTAAGTTTGTTGCCGAAAAGTATGAAATAGCCGAAAGAACTGTAGAAAGACAGTATTATAAGCTACTTAAGGACATGGGTAAAGAATTAAAAGAGGGTAGAGCTGAATTGAGACAATCGATTATGGCTAAAAATGATTTTTTATATAAGAAATGTGTATCTGAGGGCAAATATAAACATGCGGCAGATATATTAATGAATAATGCAAAATTAGGCTCATTATTAGAAGAAGAGCAAGATGAAGAAAAACGTCCGGATATTATCACCTTAGTGGAAGCAGACTTTAAGACAAAACTTAAGGTGGCTGGTGATGGCACAGAATAATATGAATTTTGGGCTGTCAAAGTCCCAATTAACTTTTGTTCAATCTGATAAAGCTAAAGTATTGTTTAATGGTGGCCTAGGGTCTGGTAAAACATTTGCCGGAGCAGTCTGGGCGGTTTTAATGTCACAAAAATACCCTAAATGTCGAGGGGTTATAACAGCAAACACATATACACAGCTAAGAGATGCAACATTAATTACATTATTTCAAGTTTTAGACATATTTGGTTATAAGTACAGATACAACAAACAAGAGGGCAAGATATTCGTTGAAGGTGGTTCAGAAATACACACTAGATCAATGGAGAAGTACGAAGCCTTGCGGGGACCAGAATATGGCTGGGCATGGTCAGATGAATGTGCATTTTATAAGAAAGAGGCATTTGACGTTCTAATCGGTCGCATAAGGGATGCTAAGGGGCCTTGTCAATGGAAGGGCACCACAACACCAAATGGGTTCAATTGGCTCTACACGGCCTTCGTAGAGACGCCTCTGAGGAATTCACAGATAGTTAAGTGTAAGACCACGGACAATCTAGCTAATCTCGGCGGAGATTACTTTGAAACACTAAACGACCAGTATGACGCAAAACTGGCACAGCAAGAACTAGATGGTGAGTTTGTAAATCTAACATCGGGCCTTGTTTATTATACGTTTGATAGAACTAAACATTTAAAGGAGTTTAATGGTGACAGGTCTAGCATTATTATTGGTCTTGATTTCAACGTTAATCCCCTTTGCGCTACTTACCTTTGTATTGACAAAGCGGGTACTATGTTTGTTGTCGACGAGAGCTTCCTCCTCAACAGTAATACCTTTCAGGCCGCGAAAGAGATCATAAATAAATATCCTGTTGAAAATAAACTAGTCATTGCTGATGAGACTGGTAATAGAAGAAAAACATCGGCAGAAGTTGGGAGAACAGATCATAAGATTTTAAGGGATGCGAATTTAATAGTTCCACCATTTAAAAATCCACAGGTCAAAGATAGATACAACAATATTAACAGATTGTTGGACAAGGGCTACTTATTTATCAGTCCTAAGTGTAAAAAATTGATCGGTGACTTAGAGAAACTGTCTTATGACAATAAAGACGACATGCTCTCTCATATATCGGACGCTTTAGGTTATGCAGCATGGTACGTTAATCCATTACGCCGGCCAAGAAATGAAGCCAAGATTACTTTAAGATAAGGAAAATATGAAAACTAGAAAACCTTTAAAGCAAATGATACCTGAGTTGCTGGCGCATTTTAATAATTATGCTGACTATTTACAGGCTAATTACCGTATATACAATATATTACAGGGGCAGCTTCGTTATGAGGTTGAGCAATCTTTACGTAAAGAGATATTAAGCCAGTCGGCGTTAAACAGATGTTTACAACGCATCCCTTCAATTAATCTAATGAGTCAAGTTACAGATAAACTAAGTAAAGTATATGTAGATAAGCCAACTCGCCTTACTGATAACGATCAAGATCAAGAAATATTACAAGAAGTAGAAAGAACCGCTGAAATGGATTCTGTATTATGCGAGGCTAACCGTCTTTATAATTCGGTTTATTCTTTTGCGTTGGAACCTTATATTCAAAACAAAGAACATAAAGTTAGGGCGCTTACATCACATCAATTTCTGCCCTTTTCTGACAGCCTATCTAATCCAAATGAAATGACTGTATTTATGAAGTTTCTTGGTAAACGTAAGGTTGATACTGTTTCTGAATTTTCTGATAGTGCCGGCCTTGTTAATAGAAAGCATGTTAGAGAAGTTGAAATCATTGCACTGTATTCTGATACCGAGTTTCTTGTTATAGATTCTCGTGGTGAAGTAAGAAACGATATTATGGCAGATATGGGCGTTAAAACAACTAAGAACCCATTTGGTCGAATTCCCTTTGTATATAAATCAAAGTCTAAATTACAATTAATTCCTTATCCTAATAAAGAGGGTTTAGATATGTCTATTCTTGTTCCAAAGATGTTGACAGATTTAAACTATGCGGCACAATTTATGTCGCATTCTATATTATGGACTAAAAACACAAACCTAGCTAATGCAGAACTTAATCCAGACAACGTTATTAATCTTGGTAGTACTAATCCAGATGGTGGCGACCCCGAGATCGGTAAAGTCGACCCTACTGTTGATATAGATCAAAATCTAAAACTTATTCGGTTTCAGACGATTGGTTATATGGAAGGTAAAGGGATCAAGGGCGCTAAAATGAGCACTGAAGGCGATAATCCCGCTTCTGGTATATCTAAAGCAATGGATGAAGGGGACATTACCGCCGAAATGAAGATTCAGACAGAATTCTTTAGAGGCGTTGAAAGAGAACTATGGGACCTAATAAGTGATGTTCAGGCTGTATGGGCTAGTGAACAAAAGTTAAACGAACGTAGATCGTTTTCCCCTACATTTGAAAAGACCTTTAGAATCGAATTCGCAGAAATGAGATTAGCCAAGACTGACCAACAAAAACTTAATGAAATATCTTTATGGCGCGCAGAGAAGTTGATGACTCGTAAACAAGCCCTTAGAGAGATGAAACCAATGTATACAGACAAGCAATTGGATGAATGGATTGAAGATCTAGATGAAGAAGATAAAGAAATGATGGATAAGGCTCTTGCCGGAATGGACGTATCGAGTATTGGGGCTGATAGGACCCCAGTAAATGGACAGTTCAGTCAAGGCAACGATGCCGCTAAAAACGACCCAGTAAAACGTGAAAACGCCGAGAGGGATAAAGTTGCAAAATAAGCTACTTAAACTCTTCACAAAGTTGGAGAAGAAACTAACGTCTTCTATCAGAAGTAAACAATTATATAAAGATATTGGCGAACAATCAAAAGATATGGTTCAAAAAAGAACAAGAAAGGGTTTCGGGGTAACAAAGTCGGAAGGTCCACAAAAAAGACTTCCAACACTAAAGCCCGCAACTATTGCGATTAGAAAGAACTTAAAGAAGCAGGGCAAATTAACTGGTCCTGGTGCCACACCAAAGAAAACTGGGTTTAATAGGACTGGTAAGAGTCTAGAGAATATACAAATAAAAGCCAAAAGAGATGGCGTAACGTTAGAGCTGGATTCTCATGGCCAAAGCGCCGTTGCAACAACAGAGAAGATTAGTAAGGGTTATAACTTCATGGAACTGAGTAAATCAGAGACCGGGAAGCTTAAAAAAGAAATTGAGAGCAAACTTAGAGGTAAACTTAAGGGCTTTCTAAAATAACAACTAGTTAGTTGTACTAACAAGGAGTAAATAATGAGTGATAGTATCACACCAAAAGACGAACCTAAGGAAATCTTAGACAACAAAGACGATCAATACGTACCAAAGAAAGCTTACGAAGAAAAGAGTGCTGATATGCATAAATATAAGCAACAACTCAAAGATCAGAAAGCTCGTACCGCAGAATTGGAAGTAATGTTCAAACAACAAGAAGTAGAAAAACTTGAGAAAGAAAAGAAGTTTGAAGAATTGTATAAGCGCGCAGAAGACGAAAAGTCGCAGTTAATACAAAGCTATCAAGCTAAAGAGGCGGGCCTTACAAAAGAACGTAAAGTTATAGCCCTCAAGGCACATCTTGGAAACGTAAAAGATGTTTATCTGAATCTTGCGAATTTAGATGCAATTGAAGTTGATGAAAATGGTGCAGTTAGTTCCGAATCTGTACTTGCATTAGCCAATTCATTTAAGCAAGAATATCCAGAGTTAGTACCAGGTGGGTCATCTGATGCTTTAACATCGCAGGCAGCACCGATAGGTTCGGTAGTAAATAGTACAGAGAACTATAAAGACATTAAAGATGTTGAAGTTCTTAAACAAATGTTAATCAATAATTCAAAACAATAAGAGGTATTTAAATGGCAATTAACGGTGCAACACACACTGGTGCTACTCAAGACCAACTTCTAGCTACAATTGTAGATGTAGAGTTAGAGAAAAGAGTAGTTTTACTTTCAACTGCAACTGACGTATCAAGCATGGCTATGCCGGGTTATGATCAAATCAAGTTGCCTAAAGATGACGCGACTTTTGGTGCTCCAACAGTTCAAAACCAAGATGGCGACACTCCAACCCCCTTTCAGACTGCAAGTCTTGACGTAGAAAATCTAGATTTAGATATTCATGTCAACCTTCCTTTCGCAATTACTGATAGAGGTCAACTTCAAAATAAAGTCGCTATTAAGGCCCATTTTGCTAGTCAAGCTGGTCGTAAAATGGCTCAGTATGTAGATGATAGCATATATACACAGATGGCTACTCTTACAGAAACTTTCGTTATGAGTGGTCCTGCTGATGTAGCTGCTGGTACTGCCGCTTCTGTTAGTGTTAGTGACATTACTGAAGCTCGTAGAATCTTGGATAGAAAAGACATCCCAGATGACGCTCGCTTCTTAGTTATTTCTCCAGAACAAGAAAAGGCTATGTTGAACATAGATAATTTCATTCATGCCGATAAGTATGGTTCTAGAGAAGCTCTTTTAAACGGTGAGATCGGAAGAGTTTTCGACCTAACTGTTATCAAGTCTAATGCAATTCCTGCTGGCGAGTCTTATGTTGTTCAAAAAGAATGGCTTAGATATGCTTTCCAACAAGGTGTTAAGATTGAAGAGCAACGTGGATCTGTTCAGTTACTTAGAGATGAGATTTCTTTCTCGGCTTTATGGGGACTAAAAATCAAACACGCCGGAGTTTATGGTGTTAAGTTGACAGACGCGTAGTAATAATTAGACCTTTCGGGGGGCAGGTTAAGCTCCCCACCTTTTGCCTATGAGACAAAGATCTATACCAAACTATTTAGAAGCTGAAGACAAGGTGCAATTGCGTTTGTTTATGGCAGAGCTCCAACGTAGGACTCGACTAAATATTACATTCTATGATTTCCAACAAGAAGGAAAGAAGTGGGTTTGCTGGTATGATATTCCTAGAGAATTTGAACTAGAGGAGGCTCAGAGTGGCGAATCGTAAAGTTAATGCATGTGACAATGCCTTGGATTTAGAAAAGAAATCATTTAGAATTGATGATACTGATCCACAGTGTGTTACTAAAGCTGTAGTTGATGAAGAGGCGAATCTCTTGTTGCAACAAATAGCCGATAATATGTCGAATACATCTTGTGTGAGTTATATTGCTGGTGAAACATTATCCGCCGTAAAATTAGTTTACATTAGTGCTGCAAATACTGTCAGTTTAGCTGACAATGGAACAAAGCCCGAGGCTTGTGTTGTAGGAATTACTAGACACTCTGCTAATAGCGGCAATCAAGTAGAAGTCCTTTTAAATGGAGAAGTGTACGATTCATCGTTTAACTTTACATTTGGTGAGGCATTATATTTAGATACTAACGGAAATATAACCAATGTACCCCCAACAGTAGGCGTTTTAACTGTAGTTGGTAAGGCTCTTGGAAATAATAAAATACTAATAAGAATCGAAGAACCCATAATTCTATAGGAGAATACAACATGGCAGATAGATATCAAACCCTCGAAAATGGGTGTAAGAAATTAAACGAAGCAACAACTGTGTCAACTGGCGTGGCTGAAGCTGGCGACATTATAGCAACTGGTCCAGATGGTAAGATCGATATATCTTTATTACCTAATGGTATTGGTGCTGATGTAAAAGTTATCGAAGCTGGTGAAGCTATTGATGCTGGCGACTTTGTAAACATATATGACGATGGTGGAACAGCTAAAATACAAAAGGCAGATAATTCTAATGATCGCGAAGCTGATGGTTTTGTATTAACTGCAGCAACTTTAGCTTCTAATGCTACGGTTTATTTTGAGGGTGGAAATACTGCACTTAGTGGATTAACCCCTGGTGCTAGATACTATCTCGATACTGCAGGAAACGTTACAGCAACTCCTTTAGATCCGACAAGTGCTGCAGCAGGAAGTGTACACCAATATTTAGGTAAAGCCTCTAGTGCTACTGAAATCTGTGTTGAAATGGATGATAAGGTCGTTCTATAATGAGATTTATTACTCTCGTCAATGGATGCTTACAACTACTCGGTATAACCGGGATAGATGTGTCCTATGACAATTCTACTAGCGGTTTAACTGCACTTAATGCACAGGCTGCAATAGATGAGTTAGCCGCCAGTGGCGTTAGTGTAGACGCATGTATTGACGGGGGTTTCGCTAATTCTATATATACTCCAGAACAGTGTTTTGATGGTGGTGGTGCATAATGGCAGATAAAATTCAATTAAGAAGAGATTTAGCTGTTAATTGGACTAGTGCTAACCCAGTACTTGCTCAAGGTGAATTTGGTTATGAACTGGATACATCTAAAGTAAAAATAGGTGATGGTATTAGTGATTGGAACACACTTCCATACAAATTTGAGGAAGCAGATATATCAAATTTTGAAACTACTACACAATTAAATGTTAGAGATACTAATAATAGGGATAGATCTAATCACACAGGAACCCAATTAGCCGCTACTATATCAGATTTAAATATTGCGATACAGAATGCAGAAACAGATACAACAATAAACTTAATTGGTAATACACTTAGATATATTGGGGAAGACGGGACAAATCAAGATATAGATTTATCAATATATCTAGACGATACTAATCTATCTAGAATTGTATCAGGATCAGTTACCGGTAATGATTTAACTTTTACTAGAGATGATTCAAGTACTTTTATTGTTGATGTTACTTCTTTAGTCGGTGGGGGATCTTCGCCATGGATAGTTAATGGGTCTGATATACATTATAGTTCCGGAAATGTTGGAGTTGATGTTGACAATCCTATATATAATATACAAGTTGGTCAAGAAAATAATGATATTCCTGGACCAGGTAGAATACAGAATACAGAGATAGCACAATATTCTGGTACAGCAACTAATAACGGTACATCAACATTAGGATTATACGAGTCTGTTCCTGGCGCATTTCCTGGAGATTATGGTGCTAGAATTCGGTATGACGCTGCAACTAATTTATTAGAGTTTGTTACAGTTCAGGCCGGTGTTGAAACTATAGCATTTACATTTGATAGGGCGACACAAACTGCTACATATAATGGAGATATTAATGGTTCTGGTAATCAGGCTAAGAATTTTGCTAACGCCACAGATCCTCAAGACTTAATTACATTAAATCAACATAGATTATTAACAGATGCTGTTAAGGTTAGAAATACAGCTTCCGCTGATGTAAATATTGGAATTGCAACATTTAATGATTTCACGACAGTAGATGAGTTAGGTTCTACTCTAGGACAATTTACTTTTGCGACTAATGGTATTACACCAAATTTTACAGGAACTGTTGATATAGAGTTTACTATACAAATTGAAGGTAATATAACTAGGGCGGCTCCGGGGTTTAGATGGTTACATAATGGAAATAATGGTCCTTGGAATATTGAAACATATATCAGAAATAGTACAGGACATAATGAGTCAACGGCAAAAGTTGTATCAACAATACAAGTAGTTGCAGGACAACCTATACAAATACAACATAATAATTTCGCTGCCGGTGGAACAGTTACTAGTCCTGCTAATGGTGTAGAATTTACGATAAAAAGGAGATCATAGTGCAGATCAAAGTATTACAGATGATAAATGAAGTTAAGGCGTTAGAAATCGCGGCAAAGACAAAATCCATTACAGAATTATTAGATATGCCTGTTATTGATGAAATTCCCGTAGAATTCGAATCAGCGTGGTATGTTAAATTTATTACAACTATGGATCTTTCTGATTATAGTTCGGATTACATACAGATATTGGACCAAAACCGCAAGACAAAGCACTAGATGATAAATTTAGTATTAACCAAAATATGAATGATGAGGGATTTGCTACTTATACTAGAATGATTTCTGATGTAGAACTTCATGGTGGGTTAGATCCTAGTATTGATGTGTCTATGCTTAAGTATGGCGGAATGACTTCTATAAGAAATATGCTTAAAGATGGATTATTTACTTGGGCATTAAGGGCCTTTGTAAAAGAAATTGGACCAACTTTACCCGCTGATCAAACTGCAAGATATACTCTATGGTTAGAAGAACTTTGTTTAAAATATGGAGCATCACAATCTTATATAGATTCCCTAAAAACATCTGAAACCATATGAAAAAATATTATGTTGGTCCACAGAAATGGCCAAAATGGATTAGGCGTTTATTAAGTGTTAGAGAATTGAATCAAGCCGCTAAATTACATGATCTCGCTTATTCTAAAAATAGCGTTTTATCTCAGAAAGATGCAGACGAACTATTTAAAGAAGTCATGGAAGATAGTATATCTAAACATCCAAGCGGAGCCAAGAGGATATGGTTGAGATGTGTTGCAAGAGTTTATTATATTGTTGTTGTTAATTTTGGAAATAAATCGTATAAAGGAAATATAAAATGAGTATAAAAATTAGTAGTTCTGGGGGAGGTTCTGGTGGTTCTTCTGACACAAAACATGTACTTTCCGTAACCGCCAGTGCTGTAGATAGTATAGTCGGTGGTAACGTACCAATTAGATTAAAAATAAACAATGTAAACGATATTATATATACATCTGGTGACATGACTTTGAATGATCTAGATATAGTTGTTAGTAAAACTGCCGTATACAGAATTAGTATTACTGCCGGTGGTTATTCAAATTTAGGTAACGTAATAGCCCAAAATTTCCAACTTAAATTGGGAATAAACGGGTTACCCCATATTACACAGGCAGTCCCTGTAATAAAGAATAGTAATGGTCAGGCGCCCATTTCGTCAATAACTATATTTGCACTAGTTGCATTAAATGATACAGACACTGTCTCTATGTTATCTAGTATGTCGAACGGGTTCGTGAATTATAGATCTATAATTATAGAAGAAATTTAATATACTAGGAGTATAACATGTTGAAAACAGAACAGAAGACACTATCGGGTAGTGAAGAGAAGCTTACAACGATTGCAGCGTTTAGATCACCGACTGTTATTATACAGGCCGCATCTGATAATACCGATAGTGTATTTGTTGGCTCTATTGGGGCGGCAGTATTAGAATTAACTCCTGGACAATCAATGGAAATAGATAAACTGGGTGTGAGCGATGTTGAAATTATTCAGTCAGAAGACATATATGTAAATGGTACTGTTGGCGACAAATTAAACTTGGGATACGAAGGTTAATATGGGCAGCGAAAAGATAGACTTAATATACGAGATACTCAAAGACTTCATTAGAGATAGCAACGATAGAATGACTCGAATTGAATCAGATCTTAAGTTGCATATTGAAGGTGTGATGCAGAATCGCGCCAGAATAGAAAGTTTAGAAAAACAAGAAGATAGTCTAGAAAAGAAAGTAGATAAATTAGAAGAGCCAGGAATAGCACTCGCTTTAATTAAGAAATGGGCAAGTTGGATAGTTGGTGTCGGTGGCGCAGTGGCCCTCATATGTAAATATTTAGGAGTGTTTTAATGTTAGATCCAAACAATAAGTTAAATGTACTGGTGGACAACGTAGGGGTTTTTACGGACCATTCAGATGGTGCCCAAGATTATCTTAGGGACACTTTTGATATCACGATAGATCCAAATACCGATAATTTATACATTGGATTCTATAAACCATTTGGCACAGTTTTTGCAGAAATATCTACAGGTAACACTAATACTGACGATGTAGTAATGGAATACTGGGACGGAACCGTCTGGGCGACATTATCACCATCAGATGAAACAAACGGACTTAGTAGATCTGGGTTTATATTTTGGGATAAAAGTTCAATGGCGAGTACTTCAGTTAATGGTATAGAGAAGTTTTTTGTTAGAGTTCGCACTCAGGTAACATCAAGTGCTATTACATTGCTTGGTCTAAACTTAGTATTCTCTGATGACAATGCACTAAAACAAGAAAATTATCAAATAGCCTCAGAGGCGTGCCTTTATTCGGAAGGCTTTACATCTCATATAGTAGCACATGTTGGTGCAAGAAACCATATTGTTCAATTATTACGTAACCTTGGTTATGTAAAATACATCGTAGAGTGTGTTCCGGAAAATGTCACTTATTGGGATCTGATGGATATATTCGAGATGAGACAGGCCGCAACATATTTAGCACTGTCTAACATTTTCTTTAGAATGGCCGACACACAAGAGAGTGTATATTGGGCTAAGTATTTAGAATATCAAAGTAAATTTGAAGAGGCTTTTAGATTAGCCCGTCTTTCAATGGATGAAGATAACGATGGTTTGCCAGATAATAATTTGGGGCCAGCACAAATAAAATCATCTAGGTGGGCCAGATAATGTCACTTGACCCTATTAGAGATATTACAACGGCGCTAGAAGCATGTGTTGTAACAGAATTGGGAGTAGAATGGAAGAAAGCGCCGTTCCTACAAGATATTGAGAAGAACAATCAATTGGCCCAAAATAAAATATATGGAATAAGACCCCTTGATGCTGTAGAGATCGAGGGTGTTACAAAATTCGTGACACTGGCTCAAACGTTTGAATTGGTGTTGGTTAGATCAAAATTTGTATTAGCAACAGGTGACTCGGAACTACTTGGACTTAGTGCAGATAATATGAGAGATGCATTGTGTGTGTATAAGAAATTAGCATACACCAGGGCCGGAACCCCAGAAGTATTACACATATCAAATCTAACTATTGCGGAACCCGAATTTTTAGAAGATGGGAAAGTTGTTGTACAGCGTGTCCAATTTACAGTTCAATATAGATGTCAAATTTAATTAAGGAGATTTAACGAATGGCAGTTTCAGTCAAAAATAATACGGTATATGCCGTAGAAGAAGAGATTACTGAAGGTGTATATGTTGCACCAACAGCCGCTACTAGTTATGTAAAAACTCTATCAGATGGTGCCGAAATGACTTCAAGTAAGGAATTACTTACTAGAGAAATTTCAACAGGATCAATCGGTAAAGTAACACCACGCACGGGCTCTAAATCGGCCGCTGGTTCAATGCCAGTAGAAATGTGTTCAGGTGATACTGCAGCAGGTCAAGCCCCCGAGTATGACGCTCTTATGCGTTCTGCAATGGGACTAAGAAGACAGACAGCCGCAACCACAGTCGATTCAGCTGATAGCGGTGGAACACATACGATTAGCAGAATTTATTTATCAGATATTGAAAGTTCAACTTATCAGGTTGGTGATACTATCACGGTTCAAAGTCCTGGTGCCTTTCACACTAGTCCGATTATTGCGGTAAGCAGCACGTTAGCTGATGGTTATGTTGACCTTTTGGTCCCTATGGCAGCCCCTCCAGTCGATACTACACCAATTGGTGCAACAACAACTTATGTTACTGCAGAGAGTGGTCATCCCAGTCTTTCAATATCTAAGTACATCGAAAGTACTCGTAGAGAATATGTACGTGGTGCTAAGGTTAACAGTCTCGCTTTAGAGAACTGGTCTACTGGTCAATTGGCTAGTTTTAACTTTGGTTTCGATGCTATTGAATTAGATTGTGATTTAAGTGCTAACCCATTTACCCCAGACTATCAAGAATGTAGCCCACCGGTTATATTAAGTGCATGTGTATTTTTAGATGGTGCAAACTTAGAATTGAATGATTTTTCTTTCTCTGTTGAAAACACTGTTTCAAAGATAACAGCTACTTGTAGTCCTACTGGACAAATTGGTTCTAGAGCGACAAGTCGTGAAGTAACAGGTTCAATCAATCCTTATAAACAAAGTGATGATTGTGGTCTATATGATAAATTTGAATGTAATACAGAATTTAGTCTATTTGCATCAGCTTATAACCCTAACTGTCCAGATGATGGAGAGTATGCAGGAACTGTTTCAGTTTATATGCCTAAGGTTATTGTTACTGAGATTGCAGAGGCTGACTTAGATGGTAACTTACAGGACGATATATCATTCATGGCTGGTCGTGGAAACGATAGTAAAACTGAAGAGATATACATAACTTTTTCATAATTATATAATTAGGGAGATATAAAGATGATTGTAAAAAGTACGAAAGAAAATATAAGTTTAAAACTTGGGAAGCTGACTGTAAAGGTCAGCCCCCTAACTCGTTTACTAAAGGTCCAGGTCCAATCAATACTTGGTAAAGGAACTATAGAAGATGCACTAATGGGAACTGGTCTAGCTATCAAATATGCGTTGCAAGATATTCAGGGACTAAAGAATGAAGACGGTACAGACTATGTACTAGAGAAAGACGAAAATGGACACATCAAAGAAGAAATAATGGACGATTTGATGAATGCAGATTTCGGTGAGACTCTAAGTGTTGTAGCCTTGAATCTTATACAAAAGATACCATCCGAGTTTATTGATCCAGAAACTGGAGATAAACTAAAAGGTGTAAAAATTATTGACAATGGGTCTACTGGAAAAAAGTAGTAGACTCCTTTGAATATGTCCCAACGCCACTATACTATATATTTATGGTGGTTATGCGGGAGTCGGCTGTTATGTTTTGGGAATACGCCAAGATTGTTAGTACATATAATGTTACTACGGGCCAAGGATTAGTTGATAGGCGTGCATTAGAATCTAGAGGACTATCCAAAGAAAAAATAGATATGATTATATCCCAAAGTAAAGGGGTACACGAATCTTTAAATCTGAGATTAAATGCTGGATTTGAAGACTTAGAATATGACTATTTTGATTATTACTACTCTCTTTTTAATTCATATGAAAAGGGTACAATGCCGTTTCCAGGCAGTCCTACAGAACAACCAAGTAAAATTATAGAGATCTTTGAGATCTTAAAATCTTTGCAACTTGAATATGAGAAGCGCGAGAGACAGAAACAAGAAAGGGAAATGAGGAAGAAACGTAAATGAATAATAGCATCAAATTTGATATAGCACTAAAGGCGTCTAAAGCAATCTCTGATTTAAAGAGATTACAAAAGGCAGCCCAGTCTACACAGAAGAACCTTAATGGATTAAATAAGGTTGCGTCTAATTATGCTAGGAATACTAAAAAAGTTTCCAAGGCTAATGGTGTTGCTGCAATAAGTTTTAAGAAATTAGCAGGAGCTATCACTGTTGGAGAGTTAGCTGGTAAATTAATTGCAGGTACAATTGTCGCTGCAACAAGAGCCATAACTGCGATGGGTGTCAGTACAATTAAAACTGCAGCAGATTTTGAAACAATGAAAGTACAACTAGAGGTTTTAACTGGTAGCGCAGAAACAGCAAACGAAGTATTCAATGATTTAGTTGATTTCTCAAATCAAACACCATTTGAACCAGAACAAGTTGTAAAAGCTGGTAAAGTATTATTAGCATTTGGTTTAACTGTAGATGAGACTAAGAAACAGGTTAGAAAATTAGCAGATATATCTGCAGTTTCAGGTAAACCATTATCAGACTTAGCTCGTATATTTGGACAGATTACAACAGAGGGTAAGTTAACTGCAGAAAGATTAAATCAGTTGACAGATGTTGGTATTAACTTAGGGCCATCTATATCAGCTAGTATGGGAATAGCGGAGAAGGACTTTAGAAAGTTTGTATCTGCAGGCAAGGTTGGTTCTGATTTAGTTGTTGAAGCTTTTGATAAATTAACTGAAGCTGGTGGACAGTTCTTTGAAGGGACAATTAAATTATCTAAAACAGCCGGTGGTGTATTTAGTACACTAAAGGGTAATGTATCTTTACTTGCTGCACAGTTTGGTGCTAAATTATTACCCGCTTTAAAAATTATCGGGATAGAATTAGCAACTAGTTTACAATCTTTAGGAAAGTGGGTAGAAAGTTCATTAACTTTAAGTAATGTAATGAGTTTTGTTGCCAAAGCAGTATCTGTTGTTGGAACAGCAATAAGAATACTTAATGGTCAATTTACTCTATTAAGAGTTGCTGTAAACTTTATCAATGGTGTATTTCAAGGATTTAGATCTGCAGCACTACAGACTGCTGCAGATGCAGTTAAATTAGCTAGAGCATTTGAGTTTGTTAAAACTCTAGGACAAGGTGATTTCAGTCAATTTGATGAAGCTATTGCTCAATATGAAGGACTTGCAAATAAAGTAGCGGAAACAGCATCTAAAGTAATTGCTGACGGTAAAGACATAATTAAGAGTGGCGGAGATGTTGATGGTAAAATTACTCTATCAATAAATAATATACAAAATTCATTAAAGAAATATCAGCAAGAAAGTAGTACAACAACAAGCGCTGTTGTAGATAATAACAAGAAACAAGCGGAAGCTGTTATAAAAGCTAATGCTAAAAAAATGGCGTCACTAAGTAATTATTTAAACCAAAAGAAGGCATTAGAAGAACAAGGTCGTATAGCCGAAACTGAATTTAAAATAGCACAATCAATATCAGATGGTGAAGTACAGACGGCAAGAGTTGAAAAACTAATAGAACGTCTTGGTATTGAACAGGCAATTAAGTTTGAGGCCCGTTTAAGAAATGCAGATAACCTTAGAGAATCCACTTTAATAGAATTAGAGATAGAAAGAGATTCTTCTGCAAAGAAACTAGAAAATTTAAGATTAGAGAACTCAGAAAGGGTTAGAGCAATTCGTGATGCTAATAAAATAATAGCATCAGATAACCAAGAGTTAGCTAAACAGAAAGAAGCAACCAATAGGGCTGTATTAACTCAGAGTGCTAACATGTTTGGCGCTTTAGCTAATATAGCAGCATTGGGCGGAAAGAAGATGTTTAGAATTCAAAAGGCATTAGGTATAGCACAAGTTATATCTTCTGGTATTGTTTCCTTTATGAACTCACAGACGCTACCATATCCAGCTAACATACCGGCAGGAATCGCTTCTCTTGCAACTAGTGCAGCACAATTAGCGAGAATACAATCACAAAAGGCCCCAACGTTTGAACAGGGCGGTATTGTTCCGGGAACTAGTTTCAGTGGAGACAAAGTTGATGCCAGAGTTAACTCGGGAGAAATGATATTAAATAATGCCCAACAACAGAACATGTTTAAATTACTACAAGGTGGTGGTTCTACTAATGTTAATTCAAATGTAGTCGTTGAAATAGATGGCGAGGCTATCGGTAAGGCAGTCTCTAAGCAAGTAGCCAATGGGTTACAACTAGGTGAGGTAATATAATGGCAGTATTAACTGGCGCAGGTGACTGTGGTATTAGATTTGTATCAGATAACTATATAGAGAACTCCGTATTAACGCTAGACACTGGTGTTGCAAATGCTCAGTTTCCTTTAGATAATCTGAAAAACCCAGCTACTATGAAGTATTTTAGATCAGAATCAAATGATGCAGTAATTGTAATAGATTTACAACAGACATCATCTATAGACTCTTTTGTTATAATTGGAAACACCAATAGGACTTTCGGTATATCTTTGGCCTCAGTTAAGACTGCTCCAAGTACCGATTTTTCTTTGGCAACCTCTTACAACATACCATTAGATGCTGAACAAAATATGGGTTACATATTCTTAGATGCACCCGTTTCACATAGATACGTTGAATTGACGCTAACTGGTACGGGTTCTTATATAGAACTTGGTCGAGTAATTATAGGCGAGGCCCTTTACCTACAACAGAATAACTTAGATTTAAACTCTTTTAGTTATGGTTATCAAGACAGAAGTGTTGTAAGCCAGAATACATATGGACAAAGATTTGTTGATGAACGCCCTATGACAAAGAAATTGGGTGGAAGTATCAAATATTGTACTAAAGACGAGATGGATGTTCTTGACTCAATGTTTATTACTAATGGTATTCATTCTCCGATCTTCATGGTTATGGATCTTGGTGGGGCCAGTTTTACTAATGCAGAGTTTAAAGCCTCTATATACGGTTACCTGACATCTATGCCTTCGTGGTCAGCAGACGGTGGGCAATTATATTCAACGTCACTACAGCTCGATGAGGCCGTCTAATGAGTTGTTTAATAGTAGATGACTTAATGGATGGTACAGTTATCACACAAAACTTTAAAATCCACAGAGATACGGATATTCATGTAATTCGACCTAGATTTTATAAACACGGTGTTGCAACAACTGATATTACACTTAAAGTATATCAAGATGGTATAGAGCTCGCTTCATCAATAGTCACAGCGGCAGAAATAAACGCAGCTATTCCAGAGGCTTACTTTCATGGCTTTATTAGGTTTGACTTTGATAGTCATATAAATCTACATACAGCCGAGGGTGAGACTAAAACAGAGTATTATTTTACTGTTGAAGGAGTGGGTGGCACGGATCTTGCATTTATATCACTTGTTCGTCAATGGGAACAACATATATATACAGTATATCAAGATGGTGTAGAATTAGATGAGGCAACAAATGACCTTATCGAGCCATATGGATTTGAAATTTACGAACATAAGTACACTTAAGGAGCACTTTAATGCCTAGAAAAGTCAATTTTAATGATGGAATAACATCAAGTACAGAGCCGACATTCGGTAATATAACAGCATCCAATATTATTCAATATCCCGATGATGCATCTTATGAGGCGGCTGAGCTTGGTGCACCTACTCAAGGTAATATCTATTATAATACAACTACTTGTAAGATAAGATACTATGATCACAACGCCGCCGTTTGGAAAGACAGTGATGACGAGGCTTTAGTATTAATCGCATTAGAAGTTGCAAGACTAGACTTAGAGCAAGACGTTCAAGACCTAGCTATAGCACAAAATGCCACAGATATTGGGGACCTTTCAACAGATGTTACAACAAATGCTAACAATATAGCAACTAATGTAACAGAAATTGGATTAGTTAATGCTAGATCAAACCATGATCGAAATATGTATCTTATGTCGTTGGGTGATGTGACACATTCTGTACTAGGTAGTTTAGTTTTTTCTCAAAGTGCTTTCTTACAGGTGGCTGGTTTACCAAACGCATCAAATGAAATAGTCGCCCAAACAATATCTCTTGCCGATAACGAAGTTGCTTATATTGATATAAATCGCGGAGTATTAGCGGCGAGTAGAACAATAATGATTTTAGATGTTGCATCAATGGTAGAAACTAATGATACATTAATTATTGCTAGACGATTGGGTAGTGAAATGCATGTTGGAACCCATCATAGTATTAGGTTGGCTTTAGGCGAATCTGCTATGTTAACTGCTGGGGCATCCACAGAGGCTTTACCTTCTACGTTCCCGAATTTAATTAGAAACTCTTTATTTCAAATCAATCAGAGGAGTATTTCTTTTAGTTCATTGGGAGGGGCCACAACTTATACATCAGACGGTTGGCAAACAACATCAGATATAACAGATTTACAAGTTCAAGGCACAAATCCCACACACTGTGTATTTAGTAAGGGAAATTCAACCGCCGTTGATGGTGGACTAATACATAAAATAGAGAAGATTAAATTAAATAGTCTTTCTGTTGGAGACAGCATTACATTTAAATTTTTAGGTGGAATATCAAATCTTAGTCCAGATACAACAATAAATGGATTTATACAATGGTATTACGCGAATGGCCCGGACGATTTTACTACGGCAACTTTAATAAGTGAATACATTACACCGGGAACATTATCAACAAATATAACGCCACCAACAGAAGAGATAACTAATACTATTATTGTTACTCAGAATATGTTAGATAATGGTATTATGGTTATTTTTGGTGGCAAAGACGTTATTGGGTCACTTTTTACAATGGTAATAAAACACCCACATTTATATAAAGGTGCCGATATAACTGCACCGTTCGAGCCTGCCGGACAAAATATCGGTGAAGAGTTTAATGAGTGTTATAGGTATTTAAAGATGTTCGATAATATGAAAGCTCAAGGCCTTGCTGGTGCCAGTGTGTTTATTTCAGAAAGGACGCCCGTTACGATGCGAACAACACCAACTGCGACGTCTTATAATGGTATACTAGACATTAATGGTACCGGACTTAATACCCAGTTGCCGGGGATATATGACCAAACCCCACCTTCTTTTGCTACTGGGGCAACAGTTGCATTAGATGCCAACGGATTTTATATTGAACTCATAAATTACACAGGTATAATTACTGGAAATATATATAATGTTGGATTGAGACAAAACAACAGTGTTCTTTTTATGTTAACTTCGGAGCTATAATATGCAATATAGATTAGGTAAAATAAATATAGAATTTAACTTAGAAATGACCCATGTAATTAAACTTGATGGCGATAAAGAATCGGTTATACCGGTGGATAGCGGTAATGCTGACTATCAAAAATATTTAAATTGGTTAGCAGACGGTAACACTCCAGACCCGGCGGAATAATGAGCTCAGCTTATATCAAAGATAGATCAGATTTTATAGCTAGACAGTCTTCAGAAAAGAATGTACTGGTTCATGTTGAGGCAACACATCGTTTAATTACATGGGTTAATGTTAGTGGTGGATTATATAGTCGAGTTATTGACCAATTTCCAGTTAAGTTATTCAACTGTGTGACTCAGTTACAACAAGTGAGTGATATGGGTTCGGTAATACCGGGTACATGGTATTATAATCCAAAGAGTGGCGAAATATTTACTAACCTGGCGAATGACTCAGATCCAGGACTAACGGACTGTGTTGTAACATATCGTTTATTCTACTCTGACGTGACCTGTACTGCATCGTACGATTTATCTGACACAAGTGTTCATGTATTATATGATGGTCGTATACAGGCAGCTCCTGGTTATAACCATAAGATTGGTTATGAACAAGGATTAACATCTATTGTTGGTCAAGGTCAATTAAAATTATTCAATCAAGACGGGGCCTTAGATGATATCTTTGATAGATATTATTTTGAGAACCAAACGGTTAGAGTTTACTCTTGGAATAAGGAGTTGAACTTCTCTGAAGCACAGATTATATATCGTGGTAGAATCACTAATAAAAGCTTTGATTCTAGTACTGTATCATTTAATATTAAAGATACTATGTATGATCTTAACCAACCAGTTCCAACTGGGCTTTACACTGAAACAGATAATGTGGACCCTAAATTGATTGGAAAGTCTAAAAGGTGGGTTTATGGGCGCGTAGATGGTGTTAAAATAGATTCCCTTGATAAGATTGGTAACGGATTTGATATAAGTGGTACAGGAACAATACTATCTGAAAGCGAATTTCTTAATGGTACAGGTACTTTATTTCTAACAGAAGTAACTCCTGGCGATAAGATATTTGTTAGTAATACCGAATATGAAATACAAACTGTATATTCTGATACACTTTTAGAATTTACTTCTATAGTAGACTTTGGATTTAGTAACGTATCTATATTCTTGAAACCAGAAACTGCCCCAGTATATAAAAATAGAGATTTCCAAATAACTTCACACGCTTGTACTGAAACAACCGGCACGGTTGTTGAAACAATACAGTTAAATAGGGTCAGAGTTGACTCTACAGACGGTTTCTTCTCTGGTGATTTAGTTGAATTGTCTGGATCTGGCGAGAAGGTGGAAGTTAAATCTACTGCTCCTGGCAATATTTTAGTTATGAGGCAGGCTATAGTAAATTTACCATCGGTTGGTGATACAATTAAGCGTTTAGCTGTGCAAGATGTATACCATAATGGATCTGTATTATTAGAAGAGGATTATACTATAAATAATAGTTCTGTTGGATGTTTTATAGAATTAACAGAACAGGCAGAAATAAATGTCGCACACATAGTAAGATCAAACTTAAATGTTCAATTCATTAATGGCAGTCGAAATGTAATAATTTTAGATGATGTAGATACTATCAAAAGTACTATAGAAATCAATGATTTAATTAGACCTTCTGATTTAACTTTTACAACATTTTACAGTATAATTAATATAGACGAGATATCTTCTACGACTATAAATTATAAAGATTATATGGATGCGAATTTTCCAACATTGATATTTGCAACATTAGGTGTATTTCCGATCACAGGAATTAGTGGAAGGACCTATAAAGACTTTTCAACAGACACATTATATGCATGGGACGGTGCAATCTATGTTGTAATAGCTGATATTAACACGGACCCGGCAACTAATTATCATACAAACTCTAGGGTTTATATATTAGATGAAGACAATGTTAAATATGATGCAGGAATAACAATAACAATAGGGGCGCATACATCTGAAATTGCTTCAGTTAACAAGGTTTCAGGCAATTCATATATAGACCTAGTTACTCCTGCCGGACCAGCATTTAATCCTGGTGATAGTATAAATGCTTTACCATCAATATCTCTTAGAAGCGCCTTTTTAGATCCAACAATTCAGGGGACATTTGAGTATAAGGCAGTAGATTTCATAGATGATGATTCTGTTGTATCTTCTGATGTATTAGGTAAGACTAAAGATAATACACCTACCGGTGAATGGATTAAAAGTGGTCCAGAAGTTGTATTAGATATCTGCCAAGAGATTGGAATTACTAATATTAATTTACCTAAGTTTTCTAACGCAGACATAGAAGCACCACAACTAATATCCTTAGCAATACCAACAACCCCAGGAAGTAAACAACAAACAGCTAAAAGTATAATCGATCTAGTAAATAAGACGGTTATTGGTTCTTTAAATATGGATAATAACCTAGACTTACAATATACTATAATACAACCAAATATTGACGAGGATGCAATACCAGAAGTAATGGATTGTGACTTGATATCTTGGAAGGTTAATACTGTAAACGGTAAGGTTATACAATCTGTAGGGGTAGATTACAGGCATACAGACTTTGATCCAGATATAAAAGATTCTACTAGTAAAAATGTAGAGTATTCATATGATTTTGTTGATAAATATATAGGTACAACACAAAGAGGCGATTTAGATATATACCTTTACGATGAATTCGATGCTAAAATCCGTGCACATAGAGAGACATATCATAGGTCACTTAGTCGTTCAGATATTGAGATGACCAGTGATTTAAGTCTTGAGTCATTTAATATCGGCGACTCGATAGTATTAAACCTAGAACGACTTTATAGACGTCTTGGTGATAACTACAGAAAGAAAGTTGTAATGATTGTTGGTAAGAAAGTTACAGGAAATAAGATCACATTCTTCTGTACAGATTTCGGCAACTTATATAATCGCAGTAATATAATTACTAGAAATACCGCACCTTGTTATGGGGATGCAACACAAGAAGAAAAGTTAAAGCTCGGCTTTATAACAGATGACCGAGGAATAGTTGACGATAATGAAGATACAAATAATAATCACTTGATAAGCTAAGGGGAATTAAATGAGTAGTACTTACGTTGCATTAGATGATGCAGACATAGCGGCAGGAAAGCCGACAAAAGAAGAGATATTCTCTAGGATTAAAGATAACCAAGATTGCTTTAATACTGATATAGAATTACTGAAACAGACCGGGACGATAGATATGTTTAATATCAAGTTCTCTGGAGACGTTACTCAGTATACATTTGCTGAAATTTCTAATAGGGTTCCAACTTACAGGGCTCCGATTACTGGCAATATAGTTCAAATAAAACTAACTTTATTGGCACCAAGTACCTCTGGATCACTTCAAGTCGAAGTCGATCGCTCAACAGATCAAGGAATCAACTGGGTCCCGATGTTAGTGTCTCCCGTAGAGATTACAACATTTCAGGTTGGTGATGTTAGTGGTGCAGTGAACTTTGTTTCTCAGGCGTTTAATCAAGACGATTTAATTAGAGTGAGACTTGTTGGAACCCAAGTAGATCAAGGCGAGTTTCATGTGGCAGTTTTCGGAGAGGTGGCGTAATGAGTGCTAGTATGGTATATTTTCCAGACAGATCTGGATTAAAGACGGTTGAATTTTTATCTAACGGTGTATTTGTTGTACCCAGTTATGTTAGTAATATATATACATTAATTGTTGGCGGAGGGGCAAGTGGTTCTGTACCAGGAAGTGTTGTAACTAGTGGGTTTGGTGGTGGGGGCGGAGTTTCTGCCTTTGTACCCATGATGGTAACCCCTGGGGAAAGTTTAACTATTGTTGTTGGATCAGGTGGAGCATCTGTTACCAGTGCCGGTCCTGGTGGACAATTGGGTAATAATGGTGGGGAAAGTTCTGTTACTGGTGGACTACAATCAATAAGATGTATAGGCGGAACTGTTACCGGAATTGGGGCAGTTATCGTGCCATTTAGTGGCACAGCCGGTGGGTCCAGTGGGATTGCGCCTAAAGATGGAGAAAGTACTATATACGCTTTAGGGGGCGATAGTGGACAAACGTTTACTAATCCTGCCGGTGGTGGGGGTGGAGCCGCTTATGGTCCCGGTGGTGCTGGTGCTGTTTCTGGTCGGATTGCTAACGGAACTTCTGCCTTACCAAATAGTGGTGCTGGTGGAGGTGGAGCATTTAGTATCGGACCAACAACTGGTGCCGGTGGGTCTGGACGAGTTCATATATACTACTTTGAAAATTCTTAAGTAACAAAAACAAACAAAAATGGCACTTAATACAACTTAAGTACCACAAATGATAGTAATTTCACTGCCCCTTTCTGAGTTCTCCCTCTTGGTCTGGGGCCTTTTTTATAGTCTATCTTGGTTTTTAACTAAAGAATAATTTGGAAATACATCAACATCTAAGATTTCTTTGAAGATTCCCATTGTCTTATATACTCGCTCATACATTTTTGGCTTATAATATTCCCCGGTAAACTCTTCACGAAGTTGTAGTGTCTTATCTGCGCGGGCGAAAATATAAACTTTGTCTCCCTCTTGAACTGCTTTATCGCCAACGGCCGCTTTGATTCTTTGTTGTGTTTTATCTTTAGCTTCGAGAACCGCCTTTGTAATAGTCTTCTTTGAACACCACGGGGCAATCTCAGTAATATTTGAAGCTTTGTATATATAAGCATGATACGTATCGTACACGCGATCTTTTCTTTTATTAAGTAAATCATCAATAACATCGTACATTAACTCCTTCAATATTGGTTCTTTCTTAGAATCCTTAATACTAGATCCTTTGTATTTAATCTTCTTACCTTGTACCATTACATAATTCTTAGACTTAATGACCAGGAACTTATTAAAGTAGCCGTCATCCTCCCATATAATAAGCTCAGGGAATAGATCATTCAATTCATCTATCTCTTGTTCAAAATTCTCTATCTTCTTACCACATGTATAACTAATACTATCGGTATCACCATTAACTAGGTCATATCCTTTATTCTTGGCCCATTCCATTGACTCATCTAATATTTCACGCCCATACTTAGTTACTAGAGACGCATTAACCGGACTGTTGTAATTTAGCCCAGGAGCTCCTAGGAACCCATATCCTGAGTTTATAATAATCTTCTGTGCCTTCTCAAGCATAGCAGCCTTAATATCACCGGCGGCACCTTTACGCTTGTTTTCGAGCCTTTCTTCTGTAAGCACCTTAATAACCCTTAAGAAGTTGCCTTCTGGATCTTTTTTCTTATCAGATATCTCATACTGGCGGATAATTGACGGATAAAGACTTGCAACATCTACCTTATAAACATGAGTATAAAGCCCCGGATTCCCAAATGTAGTCGCGCCTTGAAACTTCGTTGGAGGCGAAGCCTTGGCTATACTATGACCGTCTTGAAGGTAAGACCGCACCATAATAGCGTTTACTTGAGAGCCCGAGGCCCTATTAATAATTTGTTGTAAACTCATGGGGACAGACATATTCAAATAGAAGTATGCTGGTATCATTAGATCAAACAGAGCTAACGCATCGTCGCCATCATCCTCACAATATGCACAGAATTGACTCCATAAAGTCTTATTTCCTTCATTCTTAGTATCAATAATAGTTGCAACAGGGTTCTTGTCAAAGTCCCAAACTATTCTATCTTCCTTTTCTAGTCCCTCATGTTTAATAACACTCTTTAGGCCGTAGCTTTCATAGTCGCGCCCATTAGGTGTTGCAAAGTTAATCGCTAAGAACATTGTATCTACAAGTTCTCGTCCAAATATTGTAGCATTATTATAAGAATAACTCTGTGAACCATCTTTTCTCTTTTGAGACTTATTTCTATTGAATTTAATAGGAGACTCATCGCGCCCTAGATGCATAGCACCTTCAGCACAGAACTTTAAATAAGGTAAATCAAACCCAAATATGTTATGACCAAGCATAATAGACGGATTCATTATTCTAACCCATGAGCACCAAGCGGCAATCATCTCTTTATTTGAGTCATAGTCGTCATAACTGAATAGTTTTCTACGAACTTTACCTTTAGAATCCCTAAAAGTATTAGATATTAGCAGTACAAATGAACTTTTATCGTGAACTAAACCAGTCGTTTCTATATCAAAAGACAATACAGATACATCTGAAGGAGTCATACCTTTAAAATATGTATCGCCATGCTTAGTCATGTATGCTTCTGGGTTATTATATATAACAAAGTTATCTGTATTTGCATATTTAGCTCTTTGACGGGCCTCATAATACTCTGTTGATGTTGTAAACTTCTCAGCATACTTATAGTGTTGTTTACCTTTAAGTACATAGTCCCCATCATTATAGTCGCTTTTCAACATATAATATTCCATGTCTTTAGTTTCAACCGATAGACCGCCGGGCATTTCTTTATATATATGTACCTTGTCATCTTTAACTGAGATATTAACTATATATTCTTTATTTGATTTACCGTATATTAGATTAGAAGTCACTTTTCTTTTCTCCCAAAGTATATGTCTCACTGTCTGCATGAAACTCCAATGGTTGTTCTTGAAATAAACGACAACCACGACCGTCTGTACTTAAAAATCTCTCATATCCTTTTCTTTGAAGCTCCATGATGTTGTCTACTGCCCCAGTTATTGCCTGTGAACCCAATATAGTACCTTTCTTTCCTTGAAATCCCTTACTTAAATGATGTATCAATAGTATATGGGCTCCTGTATTTCTGGCAACTTCTCTTAGTATAGTCAATGTATTGTTTACAACATTATAATCATTAAGGTCACTCATTCTAGTGAATAGAGACATTGTATCAATCACAACAAAGCCTGCCCCTAATTTATTTATAGTGGCCTCTAAGTTCTCATATCGCTTATCAAAGTTCTTAAATGAACCAACATGTAAGTATATAGGGTCTTCTTTCTTAACGCCGACCTTCTTAAACTGCTCTTTAATCATTGACTCGAACTCTTCTAGTGCCAGATATAATACAGTGTCTTTCTTTGTATCGCGCCCCAAGAATTTCTCACCATTAACTAGGTTCTTAACTAACTGTCTAATGATAGTTGATTTACCAGACTTTGGATTGCCCCCTATAATACTAAGGCCACCCTTCATTAACATACGATCGACCGACCATTCAACGACCTCTGTGTTGTTGTAAACGTCTTCCATGGTTTGAATAGTAAAACACTCATCGTTATCTCTTGCTGGGTATTTCATTTCTTTACTGTATACTGAGTCGATACATCTAAGGTCTGCATCATCTAAATGACCGGTTGCTTTACTTAATATATTAACCGTCTCTTCTTTATTATAGCCCTGCTCTCTAGTGTCAATGGCGGCTTTATTTAATTGATAGTTCCAACCGCCGTCTGTTGCACCACTCATTATAAATTCTAATGTGGTGCGGGCAAGCTTACCTTTCTGTTGTACATTGACCTTTATACCTTCACTAGGTATATCATCTACATGTTTAATTGTTTCTATTGTTAGGCCGGTTTCTTGATAAGATACAACACTGGTTGATGGATACCAGAACCTAGCCGGGTCTTTACACTGGCGATCTATCGCTGGATAGAAAGCTTTCAACTCATGCCATGTAGCATAGTAGTCTGGTTTATTTTCAATTGGTGTTGTAAGGAATAATATAACTCGAAATCTGTCAGCAACCGTGCCGTTCTTATCTTTTTGATGAGACTTAGATGGCATTATTATATGTTTATGGTCGCGAAATAATACTTTAGCTTCTTCTAAAGTCATTTGATCTTCATTAACGCCGTTATCTATATCTAATCCTATAGTATAAGTCTTGATGAAGTTCTCATTTGTTCTGTGGCCACCTTTAAATATGCCACATGTGTAGTTGTTCTCGGATGTTAATAGTTCACTTAACTCAACAAGAGTATTAAAGTCCTGTGGTTTATAGTTAAACGTGTTATGTTTTGATATTGATATTTGCATTCTTTCCCTCCAAGAAAAAAATAGTGGGGTGAGGCGCGAAACTCACTTGTAGGTTACGGTCCGGTGATCAATCCGTTTACCGGCGTGCTAACCAGGGAATATGGCGATCCAAAATCGGGTACCCATACACCAGCTTTCCATGCAGCCCACTAAACAATTTTAAAAATCTTTACTAACTACTTTTTTAGTTACACTGGGTACAGCTTTAACAACTGCATTTCTAGACTTACCTGCAGCCTTTAGTCCATCATCATCTTCAACTTGTAGTCCGAATAATGACTGTAATGTATAACGTCTGTAATAAGTAATCAATGATCCTTGTTTCTGTGGATCAGTACCTGCTTCTAAACGTTTAGTTGATGCAATGTTAGCACCACTTTCAATATGAAAAACCTGTGTTCTAACTAAATCGAATGTATTAACTCCGCCATCAGATAAAATCGGCTGCATTAATAACAGTCCATGCTTCTGACAAAGGGGCTCAATAACCTCTAAGATCTGGTTAATATCGATGTAGCTATATCGTGTGTTACCAAAGGCAACCTTTTGATCTTTAACTAATGCGCCGATTTCTTTCTTTACTGCCGCGATTCCTTTGTATAGTGCTACAAAATCCGCCTGTGTGATTTCACTTTGACTCATACTCATTCTCCTTTTCTAGTTTATATAATTGGTAACAATAATAAAAATGACCCAATACATATAACCCCATTATTATAGATATTATTATATCATTATGCATTTATTTTCCTTTCTGGTTCAATTATTAATCCCATATCATCATTCTTATGACAGTAATTAAAATACTGACACGGCTGACCATAGATGGCGCCACAATTATTTAAATTTTTAGGGAATATCTTAGCCTCGATTGAACGCTCACATTCGGCTATGCTTTCACTAACATTATCTTGCAACACTTTATCTACTTTGTCAACTATTATTTGAAACTTTGGTGCTTTTACTTCAATGTCCCATTTTCCATGACATCGGGTCCCGTCCACAGTATTGTTGCAAGTCTTAAACATTCTACCACTGCCGTCAAATCCGCACTTAGAACATACCTTATCTTTGTCTAGTGTCTTTACTAATACAAGGAAGGCAATTCGATCAATCCCTTGATCTTTTGCGTAGAGGGCAAGCTGTGTAGATAAGGCCGCCTGTTCCTGTTTATAAGGGCGTCTGGCAGTCTTAACATCACATAGGATAGGTCCGTCATCATCTAGTTCTAGAATACAATCAATAAAACCCGGTCTAGAGTTTGTTTCTTTTTGAACTGCAACAACTTTTTTAATCTTTGGTACTATATTATCTTGAAAGCATTCTAATAATAAGCGCCCTTTAATTCTGAAGTTAGCCCACTGTTTATAATGCTCGTCTTTATCTTTTAATAATTCTAAGTGCTCTGTTGTAAATAATTCTGGCTGATAGTCTTTGATTTCAAATGTGATCTTATCGCATTTCTCATATGAAAAAAAATCCTGAAATGTTTTTATTGGGTCGATGTCCTTTTCTAATAGGTCATTGATTGCTTCATCTATTGCTGAGCCAAACATAAGGTTAGAGCTCTTTAAGATAGGGCGCAGTCGTTTATTATAGTGTAGGTTATACATATGGCCACATGTTAAATACTTGCCCCATGCAGAATGTGAGAGCTTCTTAGTCTTTACGCCTGTCATCGGTTCCTGTCCCCTTTATTTGAAAAGATATTAACATCATTAAACAACAAATCGCGTGAGCCAAATGAGATTCACCACTCTCCGGATCTTTATCTATGCCTTTCATCCAGTCGAATATGTGTCTAAATGTCGCACCAGTTAGTCGAGTAAATTTAAATCCTTTCTCCCAGTTAAAGTCGTCATATTTACTGGCACCAAAGGTAAATACTTTTATAACAGACTCTAGTGCTTCTATTGGTAACAACTCTGGTCTTAATTTACCTTGATCTTTTTTAGTGCCGCCACTTTCGATTACTGGACAAATTGTTGGTTTGTGCGGTATTATTGTATAGTCTGAAGGTGTCCCTTCAGATAATAGACCGCAGTCTAATTGTATCGCAAACTTACCACTTATTTTGTGAACACCAACAACCTTACCAAAACGACCACGTTTGGTCATGACTCTATCATTTATTTTTAACATCAGTCTTCTCCGTTAATTGTTTCATCATAGAGTCTAATAATAGTTCAATTTGAGTTATATCTAGGCAGTTTCGATTTGCAACTTTAACCCAGTGTTGTCGGCGTCCATATAATAACATAGACTTATCGGATATACGTTTACGGTCTTCTCTATTAGCATACAAAGGTTGCATTATTTAACCTCCAGCATGGTCTCTAAGTCTTGAGAATAATAATTTAATTCTCTTACTATATTCATTAAGCCAGATATTGTCTCTTCTTTTAAAAAGATTTTATCTCTAAGTTCTTCGGACTCTAAATATGCAGAGTTTAATTTATCTCTAGAAAAATCCAATTTAGTTTTAATACAATCGCTTGTCTCTTTATCTATCAAAACCAAGTTAAAAAATCCTAATATCTTATTTAACATATTGCTCTCCCATTTTTTCTATTAATTTCCTAAAATCATTTTGATCTTGTTTAGACATCTTTTGAAGGCTAAAAGCCATTCCAACAAAAAGTGCATATTGTCCGGCTTTAAATCCAAAAATGAATACAACAACTATTGCGATAACAAAGAACCAGTTCATAACTTACCGTTCCAGCGACCTTTAATATTTAACTGCATTGGTACCGGAAAGGCTACCCCTTCAATAATAACACCAACTCCCAACATAGGTCTTTTAAGATTAATCTTATCGTAAGCAAATGCCAATGACTTCTTATCGATTAAACAACCAACTTGTAGTCCAAATAAAAGACTTGCCGGAGTAGATAAATAACCAACACCAAATGTTGTATGATAATGACCCTGTACAACACTAACTCCGCGCTGTTCTACTACCTTCATTACATTAGCAGATATACCATGACAAATGTATATTGGTGGGTTCTTTTTATATTGAATGAAAAGGTCATTATGCCATACCCATCCTTTAGGAGCCCTTAATACTTCTTGATACTCTCTGATATAAGCAACAGGAATACCATGATGTTTGGCCTTACGGAATGCCATTGATCCGTGATTAGAGTCCATGATGTCCATTTTGGGAAACAACTCATAAAGGGGTTGTAACTTCTTTATAGCTAATTCTAGTTCTTTACCTGCACTATCTAAATCGGGATCACTATCATGAAAACTCATTGCATGTTTATCAACTTCATCTCCTACAGATATAATTCTTGTGGGTTTATATTTCTTTTTAACTGCTTTTAAAAAGGCAAGAATATCCTTATGACCATAAGGTTCATGCATATCAGATATAATTAAAACTCTATCGTTATTATTCTTATCTATGTTCACTTAAATTTCCCCTTTTCGCGCTTATCTTTTCTATATTCATTCTTCAAAGCCCTCATTGATTCTAACATACTTAATAAACAATGTATAGTGTTTAATTTACTAACTTCAATATCTTCTTTTGTTTGCAACACTATCGTTTTTGCTGCCAATTCATAGCCACCGATCTTATAGGCGTTTCTCCATGAATCTTCTGTATTAACTAACTGGTCTTTATTACTCAATCGATCAACACTTATCAATTTACCAGTCTTTTCTGCTACGATATAAGCATCGCGCTTAATATTATTATGTGATCTACAGGCTGCCCGCTTAACGTCTGGAGACTTTAATATCTTATTGTCATCTAAAGGCCTGTAACCTAAATAATTCTCAGCATAGAACTGTTTTATCCATTTCTGCTGACTTTCATCAAGACCTTCATATTCTGTCAGGTCCTCTAAATAAAATTTACGCCCTTTGTTTTTCATATTATCTCATCAATGAGCCCAACTTCTAAGGCCCTGTCAGATGTAAAGTAATGATTTCCATTACACCAATTCTTTAAGGTTTTCTTGCTAACTAATAGTCTGTTGTACATTATATCGTTAGCTATATCTATTAAATGTTTATTGTGTTGTAACTCGTTTATACTCTCGCTAGAACATTCACCATAGTGTGTCATAAATTGCGTATGTTGCATTGATATTCTAGTAGTCGCGGCCTGTAGTATAATAATTCCACTACTCATCACCTGTCCAACACATATCATATTAACGTGTACCGCCTTTTCTAGTTGCAACAATAGATCATAGATTCCGAGGGCCCCATAAACTTCACCGCCCCCGGTATTTAAATAAATATCTATCTGATCTACTTGTACGCTTTTATCTACTACCACTGTTTTATAAAATGCAAAAACTTTCTTAAACATTTCTTCATTAACTTCGCCAGTTAAACTCAAGCATACTTTCTTCATACTAATCTCTATTGATTTGGGCTACAACGTCTCTCACTATTGTGAAGTTATATTGCTTTTCAGCAGCCAATAAATTCGGATGCTTCTTTTTGTCATCTGAAAGATGCAATGAGGCAGTGTTATACTTCATATTTAGTTTCTTGCCACCGACAAGAATTTCAACATCTTTATTGAATTTCAATTCACTGATTTCAATGTCCTTACCTTCTTTAGTTGTAATCGTTTTTTTAGAAATAGAGGCAATTCCCCAGTTCTTTGCTGTCTCGATTGTAGCAGGTGTTTTACTCATATAATATTCTCCTTGTTTAATGTGTTTTATTTTCATCACCATCAACCATGAACTTAATGTCCATGTTTAAAATGTCATTCTCTGCTGTACCTAGGCCATATATAAAGTATCTCAACTCCTCGGCGGTCAACTGCTCTATTTTAGGGTCGGCCTCTCTTTGTATATTCATAAGAGACTTTCCTTCCATTCGCAATATATATCCTTGATAGAACATAAGTTCCTTTTGGTTATGTGGAACCTCTAGGCCTTGTACGATTCTTAATAGTCGTTTATTATCTGGTTTATCCATAATTACCTCAAGTGTGGACAGGCTCTCTGTTCTGTTTTAAATATACCAAACATTGTACTAATTTCTTTAACTATTACTTCTTCTGTAAGTTTCTTAGAACATTTAATTTTTACAACTCTATCTATTGCTCCTTTAGCCTTCATTTCAGAAGCCGTAATCCAATATTCATCCTTAACTAGAGACTTATATTTAGATAACGACATCTTCATTCCATTTTTAAACATATATTCTCCTTATTTGGGTCCTTTATATACCGTATCTCTATCATAATAGTAATCCAGGTTTGGATCTTCTAAAGAATACCATGACTCGGATGTATTGTCAAGAGCTTTAGCTTCGCCAAACATATTATTATATTGACATCCCAGAAAAAACTGTAGGGCACCGTAAACAAATAATACTATTGTTATTCTTATTGCGTCATTAATCATTTTCATTCTCCAATAGCGCTATCAATATTGATAAGTTAATTGTT